TCATTCGTCTTTGCTCATCGATTTCTTGGAGAGAGCGGCCGCATCTTCCGCTGCCATCCCGGCCATGACCCAACGATCAACATCGCTCAACTTAAACTTCCATAGCCGCCCAACTCGCTGAGCGGGCAAGCTCTTAGCTTCGATCCAGCGGTACACCGTGTCCTTCGCGACCCCCAGGTGGGCGGCCACTTGATCAACGGAAACCCATGGTTCAGTCATCCCGCAGCCATCCCCGTTGGCCTGTGTATATCGGCTTGACTCGGCAAGAGTCGATGCAACTCGTATAGCACGACCCCGTGTTCCCCTAAAGTTCTTTCTCGCCAGGCAGCGCATTCGACCTGTCTTTATGCCAAGTCAACGACACGCCCGCGCCTGATCCCGCATGACGCTGTAGTCGGCGAGCATTTCGGCGATTGCCGACCTCTCCGGCAGCAGATGGAGCTCGTCGGCGGCGCGCGCCTGGAACTCGCGGCTATACTCAACAACCGGTGGGCAGATGGTCGTGACGCGAAGATCAGAAGCGACCGTCGCGCAGCCGGTCACCGAGATCGTCGCGATCGCGAGGACGGCGAACTGCCGCATCGAGCATCTGGCGTTGGACGTCATTGACCTTCTCCGAGGTTTCGAGGCGTTCGGCGAGGCGTCCCGCTCGCTCGCCGGAGCGCCGGAGTAAGAGCAGGAACAGGAACACCGCAATTGCGATGGCGCCGTAGCGCAGGGCCGCTCGCATCCAAGGGGCGGCGGCGATCCCGGTGAACAGAGCGGTGATCATCGACGCCCCTGCTTCCAGTCGTCGATGCGGGCGTAGATCGTCACAGCAACGCCGGCGAGCGCCACGGCGATGAACACCCAGCGCAGCGTGTCGAGATATGGCACGAGCGGCAGGACGGCGGACTGCGTCTCGGCCAGGACGTTCTGCGCCACCTCGACGCCGGCGGCGCCCAGCGTCGCCACGCCTGCCGCGCCGCTGCCCTTCATCGTGCGGCTATCGGCCAAAACCTCGCGCGCTGGTGGCGTTTCAGCGGCAAACGCCGTCGCCCGCACCGGGAACCGCTCGCCCCATTGCCGAGCCGGGCCGAGATCGATGTGCATGAAGCCCGAGCGCGGATAGTAGCCGAAGCCGAGGAAACCGACGGCTCGGGCGGCGGCCTCGAAAGCCACCGGATCGTGGTTCGCCATGGCGATGTCGAAGGCCGTGCCGTCCATGTGCTTCGAGCGTGGCGCGCCACCGACGGCCCGGTTGTGCGCCGGACTGCGGTAGGCCGAACGGACGATGAGCGGCTTACCAAGTCGGTCACGCAGCGCCTGGAGCTTGTCGAGTGCCTCCTCGTTGATGCGCAGGGAGCCGCTGCCTCGGCAGGCGATCTCGGCGGGGGAGAAATTCTTCCAGCGCCACGAGCGCTCGGGCACGTCGCGCCAGTGCTTGTAGGTCATTGTCGTCATCGCAGGTCTCCAGGCACAAAAAAGGCCCGCTCCTCGGTGAGGGCGGGCGATGGGACTTTCGGACGTGGCCGAGGCTTATGGCGACGGACCGAAGATCTTGAGCTTGATGGCGATGCCCGCCATGAGGGCGAGCAGGATGCCGGTGGTGATGATGCGGACGGTGGTCTGCACGGCGGTGCGTTTGGCCAGCCGGAACCCGGCCAGCAGCGATCGGAGGTCGCGGATATCCTCCGCAGCGTCCGTTCCGAGCCCGACCTCATGCAGGGCGCGTCGCGCGCCTGTTTCGGCTGCGCGTGCCAGCAGCACCTCGAACTCGGTCTCTGACATGCGGAACTGCTCGTTCGCTTCCGGCGGCGTCATAGCGGTTCTCCCGGTGATTTTGATATCCGGTTGCGGAACTGCCCGCGGCCGTTCAGGTCGCGACACCAGCCTCGCACAGCATGGTGATGAAGCGGCGGCGGCGCTCCATGTCGGCGGCGGTGCGGATGTTGTAGATCAGGCCGGAACGGGCATCGATCAGGCGCCAGGCGGCGGTGATGGTTGCGGTTTCGGCATCGAAGCGCACGATGATCAGGGCCGGCTGGATTTCCTGCAGGCGCGACGCAATGACCGTCTCGCCGCCCTTGGAGGGCAGGATGCAGGCGTCGCGCTCGAACTGTGGCACCCACTGGCCATAGGTGTTGCCATAGCCATCATCAATCTCCTCGCGCTTTTCGAGGCGGACGCGGTCGCGCAGGGCATTGGCGGTGATCCGGGCCATCAGATCAGGCTTTTGCGGTAGGGTGCGATCAGGGCATGGACGGTGTGCTCGATGGCGGCATCGATGCTGGTGTCTGCACCATCGAACAGGCGCTGGACGATGAGCAGGATGGCCTGACGGATGGGCTCCGGCACGTCGGCCGCCGCGCCATAGCCGGCGGTGAAGGTGATCGAGACGGCATCAGGACGGCGGCAGGTGGCCGGCCAGGCATTTCCGGACTGCGGCACGACGTGGGCACCGAAGGCATCGGTATGCAGGGCATAGAGGCCCGGATCGAGCACCTGCTGCACATTGCCGGCATCGAAGTAGCTGATGCTGTCGATCGCGGTCACCGGCGCCAGCGGCAATGGCAGGTGAACGACAAAGCGGCCAAACTCCTGCCGCCAGGTTTGGGTGACGAGTGCGCGCCCGAGAATGCCGGACCAGCCGTCGAGCCAGGCGGTCGCCGCCCTGATCTGGGCGCTGATCAGATCGTCCTGATCATCGTGATCGACGCGCAGATGGGCCTTGGCCTCGGCCAGCGACACCGGTGTCTCGGCCGGGGCGATGATGCGAACGGGTGCGAGCACTTGTTTGAGATCCATGTCATAAGGAGAAGCGACCAGCCATTCCGGCAATCGACGGACTGATCGCTTCGAGCATGTCAGGCCACCGGCGCGTCGTGCGGATGGCCGAGAACAAGGATTGCGGCGGCGGCAATCGAGGTGCCGGAGGTCCTGGTGATGACGGCGCGAAGGAAGCGCCTGGTGCCCTTGTAGCCCTGCTTGCAGACCGTGTCGGCTTCGAGCACTGCCGGTAAAGTGCCTAGCAGGTCGGCTGCGGCAACGTCGGTGAAGTCGCCGTCGGCCGTGGTGTCGGCATGCTGCAGCTTCACGTCGAACACGCCGTCGCCGGCAATCGCTCCGGTGGTGATGATCAGCGTTGCCGCGTTGTAGCCCTGCAGATCGGCATGGCTGCCCTTGGTGGTGGCCGTGACCACGGCCGGAACCAGAGACGCAACAAGGCTGAGGCCGGAGATACCGTCCTTCATGACAGATGTCCTTTCGATGAATGGGAATTGTGAAGAGACGGGCATCCGGAGCCGCCCGTCATGTGGATCAGGTGCTGATCTTCAACAGCTTCAGGGCTTCAAAGTTGACGATGCCGCCGCCGACGCGCTTGGTGGTGTAGAACAGCACGTTCGGCTTGGCGGTGTAGGGATCGCGCAGGACGCGGATGCCGATGCGGTCGACGATCAGATAGGCGCGGCCGAAGTCCCCGAAGGCGATGGGAAAGGCATTGGCCGCCACCGCCGGCATATTGTCGTCGGTGTGCACCGGCTTACCGAGGATGGTGGCCACCTGGGCAGGGCCGGAGGGTGGCGCCCAGACATAGGCGCCCTCGGCGTCCTTGAACTTGCGCACCGTGTTCATGGTCGCGTCCGACATAAGCCAGGAGGCCCCGTTCCGGTAGCCGGATTTCAGGGCATAGTAGAGGTCGATCAGGCAATCGGCAGGATTGGCCGAGGCGGTCGCCGCAACAAAGCCGTCAGCCTTGCCTGAAGCGACGAAGCCGATCTTGCCCCAGGCATGAGAGGCATTGGCCACCGTGTCATAGGCAAGGATGCCGCGCGGCTTGTTGATGCCGTCGCCATGGGCAAAGGCTGCGCCTTCCTGTTCGGCGAACTCGATCGCCACTTCCTCGGCCAGCCATGCGGCAAGATCGATGCGCGCATCGTCGAGCGAGGTCTGCGTGGCACCGGGCATGGCGTAGATCTCGCCGGTATTGATGGCGATCTCACGCAAGGTCGGCGTGGCCGTGCCAGGACGATCCTGTTCCTCGCCAATCCAGCCCGACGTCGCCCCGCCCATATTGACCAGCTTCTTGTAGGTACTGGTCGAGATCGAGATGGTGCGGGCGAGCGAGCGGATGGTGGAGACGGTGCCGAGCACCCGGTCGATCCCGGCCTCGGTCTCTTCCGGCACCAGATAACCGCCGTCGGGATCGGACTGGGTGGTCAGCTTGGCCTTGACCTCGAGATCACGCAGGCCGGCATCGACACCGCGCCGGAAGAAGCGGTCGAAGGCCTGGGCATGTTCGGCCTTCTCCGGATCGGTCGTCCCGCCAACAGCACCGACCTTGACCGCTGCCAGCGCGGCATTGGTCTCGTCGAGGGCCTTTTGCAGGGCGCCGATTTCGGCATTGATACGGTCGACCTTCTCGGTCTGGACCACATCGGCCATGCCGGCCCGGATGTCGGCGAGTTCCTTGTCGCGCTCGACCTTGAAGTCCTCGAAGGTCTTCTGCAGTTCGGCCAGGATTTTGGTGGCATTGCCGGAATCGGCGCGCACGCCGACGATCCCGCGCGCACGCGGGGTGAGTTCGATACCCATGACGGGTCTCCTATGATCTGATGGTGTCGATCAACCGCTGGATGGCGGCTGCATGGAAGCCAGCGTCGTGCGTGGCGGTATCGGCAGCGTCGTGCATGCCGGCAATCTGGCAAAACATCTTGCGCCGCTCTGTGCGCGAGATGCCTTGTTGCGCAAGCGCTGCGTCGATGCGGCGCTTGGCATGGATTTCGGGGCGGATCGGCGCGGACGCATTGGTCTCTGGATGGATTTCGGCATCGTCGACGACATCGGCAAAGCCGTATTCGACAGCCTGTGCCGCCGTCATGAAGGTTTCCGCATCCATCAGCTGCTCGATATCGGAGCGCTTCATGCCGGTGCGGACCTCGTAGATGTCAGCGATGGCCGCATCGAACTGCTCGAACACGATGGCGGCCTCGCGCATGTCATGGCGATTGCCGATCACCATGCCCCAGGCATTGTGCACCATCATGAAGGAGCCGAGCCCCATGCGGATGTCGTCACCGGCCATGGCGATGATGGAAGCAGCGGAAGCCGCCCAGCCCAGCACCTCGACCGTGACCTTCGCTCGATGGGCCCGCAGGAGATTGTAGATCGCGATCCCCTCGAACATGTCGCCGCCCGGCGAGTTGATGCGGACGGTGATGTCCTTGCTCCCGATCGACCGCAGCGCTGCCGAGATGCGATTGGCGGTGACGCCACCACCGGACCAGCCATCCTCGCCAATGACGTCGAACATGGAGATCGTGGTGTCGGTGTCAGCACCATTAGCGCTGGGCGCCGCAGCAAGCTGGTGCTCGGTCCATTTCGTCAGCACGTCGCTCGGCGCATCCCACTGGTAGTTCTGCGGCCGACGAAAGACCCGCGCCTCGGGCAATCTGCGAAGGCTCATCGAACGTTCTCCAGCGCCAACAGGAAAAAGTATCCGCCAAGCGTGATGCCGGCGATGAAGGTGCCAAAGTGGAAAGCAGGGTTGATGACCGCGAGGCTGACAACGCCCATGACCACCATCGTCGCGGCCAGTTTCAAACTATCCAGAAGGCTCATCTGCCTGCGTCCTCATCATTGGAGCCAATGTAACCATCGCTGCCGCCATCATTCTCATGGCGATCACGGTCCCCACCTGCCGGCACGCCGGCGGTGTTCGGCGGCGGATAGAAGACATCGCCGCCGTCACGCGGGTTCTGGTCTTCCAGCGCGCGGATTTCGTTCGGGCTGTAGACGCCCCATTGCAGGCCTTTGACGTAGGCCTCCCAGCGCGCCTTGATGTCGCCCTTGACGAGCGCCGCCCGGTTGAAGCGGGCATAAAGCGGCTCTTCCGCGCCAATCAGGTCGCGGTTGATCGCCTCTTCCCACATGGTCAGATGGTCTTCGAGCGTATAGGCAACGAAACCGATCGACTGCTGCTCGATGCCGGTGCCCCAGCTCGTGGATTTCTCCGTGTCGCCAATCATGTGCGGCGGGACACCGAAGAACATGGCAATGTCGGTGCGCGAGAATTTCCGGCTCTCGATCCACTGCGCATCTTCCGCGGTCATGGCGATGCGGGCATAATCCATGCCTTCTTCGAGGATCAGGTTCTTGCCCTCCTGCTCACCGCCGGACCGGAACTCCTCCAGACCAGCCTTCAGATGGGCGACGGCCTCTGGCCCGAGCTTGTTCGGGTGTTTCAACACGCCGCTGACGCGAGCACCGTTGCGGAAGGTGGTGGCGCCATGATCTTCCATGGCGAGCGACAGGCCGATGGTCTCGCGGGCGTAGGCAATCGCCGACACGCCATGCACGCCATCCAGCGTCAGCCCGACCAGATGGAACACCTCATCCTGGCGGAGCCGGATGCGCCGTCCGTCCTGGCGGGTGTAGATGTATTCCAGCGCCAGATCGTCCGTCTGCCTGACCTCGACCCGGTCGGGATGCAGCGGGATCAGTTCCTGCACCAGTCCGCGTGACCGCACGATCATGGCGTAGGCATTGCCGCGCAAAAGCAGATGCGCCTGCAGCATGCGGCGGAACTGCGACGGCGTCTGCCAGCGGTTCGGCCTCTTGCGCAGCACCTTCCAGATCGGCGTGTCGGACGCATCCTGCCGGGTGCGCTCATCCACCCGGCGCTTGATGTGCAAGGGCAGCGTCGCCACAGCGCCCGAGATGATGCGCACACAGGCATAGACAGCCGCCACCCGCATGGCGCTGTTCGGCGTCACCGTGGTCCCCGAGGCGGTCACCGTTCCCGAGCGCAGCGCCTCTTCCAGCTGCTGCGCCGTGGTGATGACGATCCCGCCACCCGCATCCTGGAACGACGCGCGCGGAGATGCGGCCGGCGGTTTTGCGCCGCCGAACCAGTTCGACCAGAATGCCATTGGGTTCTTTCGTCAGCTCTTTACAGCATCAGGATGCCGCGGGTCTCATAGACCGAGCGGCCGGCATTGACGTCACGGGCCAGAGCCCGCCCGAGAGCGTTGCAGATGGCGACAATGCCGTCGATGCGCTCTCTGGAGCGTTCCTTGTCCGGCTTGATGTTGCCGGCCGGATCATGACGCACGGCAACATTGGAGGCGTTCCATCGCAGCACGGGATGGCCGCCATGCCAGAGCGAGCGTGACACTGCGAGGCGCTCCAGTTCCGCCGTGGGCGCCGCCATGGACAAGAACCCCTGGCCGAACTGGACCAGGTTCAATCCCTCATCCTGCAGATGCTGGACGATCTCACCGGCAAAGGTGCGATCATAGGACAGCTCCCGCAGATCATGGCGTGAGGCCAGCTCCAGTATCTCGGCCTCGATGAAGGCAAAGTCGGTGGCATTGCCGGGCGTGGCGGTCAAAAACCCCTGGTCACGCCAGACATCATAAGGCACGCGGTCGCGCCGCACACGGCGGACTATGTCGTCCTCGGGAATCCAGAACCGGCATGTGACGATCCATTTGTCGGCAAGCTTTCCAAGCGTTTCATCCAGTGTCGGCGGGAAGACCAGCACGAAGGCCGACAGATCGTTGACGCGGGCAAGATCGAGCCCGCCATAGCATTCACGCCCCAGCAGCTTGCCTTCCAGTTCCTCCAGTTCGTGTTTGACGATGCGCCAGTCGGTGGAAGCTGGCAGGCCACCTTCTTCCCACACCGCCATGTCGAGCCAGCGCGTGACCTGTTCGGTCCATTCGTTCAATCTCAGCCGGCGGATCGCGTTCTGCTGCGCCGGCATTTCTTTTGCTTCGTCGATCTGGCGCTTGAGATCGTCGACCTTGACGGTGACGCCGAGGCTCGGGTTTGCCTTCACCCAGACGGCGGGGTTAGTCCAATCGTCGCCGTCGTCGATGGTGGCGATATAGCCGAACCAGCTGTCGGACGAGTCTGTCGGCACCGTGCCCTCCAGCGCCTTGACCGAGAACTCATGATGCTGGCGACAAACGGAATGGCGATCATAACCCGCCGTGGTGATCTCGAAGATCAGTGGCTGCCGCCGAGCACCCGTCGCGGTGTTGAGCTTCTGGATGATCTCGGGTCCAGGATGTTCATGCACCTCGTCGACGGCGGCAAAATGAATGTTCAGGCCGTCCATCTTGGTGGCATCCGCTGACAACGGCCTGAACCAGGACGAGGTCGGCAGCACGGCCAGATTGTTCACCGTGCGTGTGATCCTCGATTGCAGCGCCGAACTCGCCGCCACCATGCGCTCGGCCTCGCCAAAGACGATGCGTGCCTGATCGCGCGTCGTTGCCGCCGAATACACATGCGCACCGGGCTCGCCATCGGCGATCAGCGCATAGAGCGCCGTGCCGGCCAGAAGCACCGACTTGCCGTTCTTGCGCGCCACCTCGACATAGGCCGTGCGGAAGCGGCGCAATCCATCCTTGCGCTTCCAGCCATAAAGCGAGCCGACGACGAACTGCTGCCAGTCCTGCAGCACGAAGGGCTCGCCCGCCCATTCGCCGGTCGAGTGGCGCAGATGGCCGAAGAAGTCGATCGCATGCCGTGCCGCAGCGCCATCCCAGACCAGGCCGCGTTTTGCCCCCAACTTCAGGTCCGCGAGGTGCCGCTCGCAGGCCAGACGCACGAGCCGGCCGGCAATGATCTTGCTACTGACGACGTTTCGAGCATAGGCCGTGACCGGGCAGGCATTCTTGCCAGATCGCGATCTATATCTTGCGGCCACGGCTCAAAAAGTCCTCGAAGGGGTCGGCAGTTTCAGCAGGCTCCGCCACGCGAATGCGCGAGCGGCTCGATGGCGTCAGGCCAAACTCGGCCTCGATCTGGTGCATCTGCGCCAGGCATTTGTTGGCGACGGCCAGAAACGGGTTCTGGATGATGTTGTCATTCGACGTCTTCACCACATGGCCGCGACGCTTCACTTCCTGCTCGGCTTCAATCCAGCGCCGCCAGATAACGACGTAACGCGCAAGCGCACCGGTATCGAGCTCGGTCATGACGCCATGGTGCGCTAACATCTCAGCCATTTCGGTGAACTTGGTGCTTGCCTCCTCGTCGAGATGATCTGGCGGTGCGGGAACTGCCACCACCGGCTTTGGTTCGGCCTTGTTCATGCGGTGTGGTCGGGCTGTACCTTTCACAAGCTTCAGATGTGTTGGCAGCGGCTTGCGGCCGGCCATGTCAGAACTCCTTGTGTGAGCACCAGATAATTTCGGTTCGCGTAACGATTGGCAAAAGTAAAAGTTGACACCAAGTCCAATCGCCCCTATTGAAGGCCATCGATATTTTCTTGCTGAGCTTTTTTATTGCGCGATTGGCACCGCGCCTTGAACGAACCCTCCCTTTAAAACATCGCTATCATCATCCGTAACGCCTCGGCGCTGCGGTCCTCTATGTTGCTATGAAAGGGTTCGTTATGACCACTGGCACAGTTAAATGGTTCAATTCCACAAAAGGCTTCGGCTTCATTCAGCCTGACAACGGCGGCGCTGACGCCTTCGTTCACATCTCTGCCGTCGAGCGCGCCGGAATGCGCGAAATCGTCGAAGGCCAGAAGATTGCCTATGACATGGAGCGCGACATGAAGTCGGGCAAAATGTCGGCTTGCAACCTGCAAGCTGCCTAAAACGGTATCCGCTTTCCCTTGACCACGGATGTACTGGCACTGCGAAAGCATAATACCAATCAAGGTCAGGCAATTTGCCTGGCCTTTTTTTATGGCTGCTCACCGAAGCTGGCCTCTGGAAGACAACACCAACAATGACACCAACACACAGCATATCTCGCCAAACAGCTGAGATAGCTTTCGCTAAAATTCAAACACCCTTTCTTCTCCGGAAGCCCGCCGACCAAAAATGCGACCCGATCGCTCAGGCTCGCCAGGAAAAGACACTGCGGTTACGCAGCGCTCGTCTGGCCAAAGAAGCCGAGGATCTCAGGGGCAAATCTGCCGCATTGTTTTTCCCAAGCGCCAGGAAAGCTTGACCAGAAAAGCTCGACACCGAAGCTTCATGCGCTGGGTTTTCTGCTCAGCCACAAGCTTTCAAACGCCCTGCGCAGACAGTAGCTACGGGCGATGCTGACGACGGTGAAGATGGCGCCCATCGCCATGTTCTCGGCGAGTGTGGTCGTCAGTCCGAACAGTGGGAACACCACAATCTGGGTGATGACCGCGATGCCATAACCAACTGCGACATTGGCGAAGGCTTCTACCAGCGACATGGTGCGCGATTGCTTCATGCCGCATCAGCCTGTTCCGGCACACGCTCTGCCGTGATCGCGTCAAAGCTGCGGCCATCACCATCCAGCGTCGCCGGCTTGCCGGTATATTCCTGCCAGCGTTTGACGACGACATCGCAGAAGGCTTCTGACAGTTCGAGGCCATAAACCTTGCGGCCGGTCTTCTCACCAGCGATCAGCTGCGATCCGGAGCCTGAAAACGGCTCGTAACAGATATCACCGGTTCTTGTGTGCAACAGCATTGGCAGCGTGAACACGCGCACCGGTTTTGATGTCGGGTGCTCGCGGGTTTCAATCTCGGACGACGGAATATTCCACACCGTCGTCGGCCAGCTTTCAAAACCCTCGCGATTGATCCTTGGCTTCTTGCCGCGAACCCAGCCAAACAGGCAGGGCTCATGCGCCCACAGCATCACCGAACGCGTCAGCACCGGGCGCGACTTGGCCCAGATGATCTGCTGGTGATGCAGCACATCGAACTGATCCCAGACCGTTTCCAGCATGCGCTGGCGGCGTGAGGCGTGCCAGCAATACCATGCCACATCCTCGGCAATGGCATGCTCGATCGCCACCTTGCAGAAGGCCTCGTAGAATTGTGGGCCTTGGGCAGAATCATCCCAGTGCTTCTGCTCGATATAATCGTCGCCCCAGTCCTTGTTGGCGATTTTCTTCGCCCGCGCCGAGGCGGTCTTCTTCGTCGGATGGTTGGTTCCGTCATAATCGACGAGATAGGGCGGGTCGGTGGCAAACAGCGCCGCCCGCTCGCCAGCCATCAGGCGACCAACATCTTCCGGCGAGGTGCTATCACCGCACAGCAGCCGGTGATCACCCAGTAGCCACAGATCGCCGCGCCGCGTCACCGGCGTGACCGGCACCTGCGGAATGGCGCTGTCCTCGGTCAGCCCGTCCTGTTCGTCATGGCTGCCGTAAAGCAGGTTCTGCAGCTCGTCATCGGCAAAGCCGGTGAGGCCAAGGTCAAAGCCGGCCTCCTGCAGGTCGGACAGTTCGAGCGCCAGCAGCTCCTCGTCCCAGCCGGCATTCATGGCAATGCGGTTATCGGCAAGCACCAGCGCCCGGCGCTGCGTCTCGGACAGACCCGTCAGCACGATCGTCGGCACCGTATCCATGCCAAGCTTGCGCGCCGCCAGCACGCGGCCATGACCAGCAATCAGCGTGCCATCCTCGGCAATCAGCACCGGGTTGGTAAAGCCGAAGGTGCGGATCGATCCGGCAATCTCGGCCACCTGCCCTTCCGAATGCGTGCGAGCATTGCGTACATAGGGAACCAGATCATCAAGCTTGCGATATTCGACGGCCAGCTGACGCTCAATGCCATCAACACCGATATGCGCAGTTTCAGCGATTGTCATTTTCGGTATCCGGTGAAATCAACATCTTAGCCGCGCACCCCCCATGCTCCATTTTGGCCACGCATATGTTTTTGGTGGCGCGCGGTCCTGGGAGCGAACTCTCCAGAGATTTGACCTCCCCGGGGGGAGGGCTTGGGCTCACGAGCGGCGGCGCGCATTGCCGAAGCCGCCGTCGCTGCCGGCCGTCTTCCGGCCGTGGCACGATGCGCACAGCGCCTGCCAGCGGCTGCGGTCCCAGAACACCGTCTCATCACCGCCATGCGGATCGATGTGGTCGACGACGCTGGCCGGTCGGATCAGATCATGGCGCGCGCATTCCACACACAGCGGATGGTCGGCGAGGAACGCCGCCCGCTCGGTGCGCCAGCGCTTCGAGCGATAGAGCGCTCGGGCCACCGGATTGCGCCTGCTTGCGTAATCACGATCGCGCTCGCGCTTCTCGCGCCGGCCAACCGGGCGATGGATCGGAGGGCGGACGGGCATGATGCTGGTCTCGATGATGGCGACGATGGCAATGGCGACGACACCGGAAACGACAACGCCCGCGAGGGTTCGTTTCCGTCGCGGGCGCGCCTCTCCCGAGCATAGCCAGAAACATATCTGATTTGCCCCCATCTGTTGCATGGAAAAGTGTTGCAACACATTGGAGTCACTGCGCATTGAGCCGCGCCGCAATCTTGGTGAGGGCGAGCTGCCAGCGTCGCCACGCCGTAGTGCGATCGCAGCCATGCTCATGGCTGATCACCTTCCAAGGCACGCGGGCCGCACGCGACCAGACCAGCTTGCGCTCCGCCTCCTCGATCCAGAGCACCCAGTCGAACGTCTGCTCGAGCCGCGTGATGGCGGCGGCCGACGGCCGGATATGCATCGGCTCGGGTTCCATGAAGGCAATCTCGCGACTCGTCCGCACGATCTCCGGCCAGGTGTTGAAATAGCCCTGCACCTTCACCGGCGGCAGCTTGCGCAGGGTGCGGAATGCCTCATCGAAATGATCGGCGACGCAGTCGGCGGTCCAGATGCGGTCAGCCATGGCGTGCCTCCACTTCCGTGGGGCGCGGGCCGTAGAGCTTCTCGCCCAACTGCCGGACCAGTTCGCGCTCGGGCCATGTCAGGCGGTCATCATCGGCAGAGACCGCGAGGACACCCTGTTCCTGCCAGCCCTCGCGCTTGACCTGCTCGGGATCCCGGCGTTCGCCGCCGTAGCCTTTAGGATACCACCTCATGCGACACCCCCGTTCGTCTCGATCGCCCAGAGGAGGATGGCGATGGCGTCGGCTTCATTGTCGTCCGCGGGCGAGAAGCCGCGGGCGCGAACGGCGGCCATGACGGCAGCCTTGTCGGCGTTGCCCTTGGCGGCGACGTGCCGCTTGATCGTGCCGACCGGGACGCCCTCGTAGGGCACACCCCGCAGTTCAGCCCATGCGGTCAGCGTGGCCATGAGCCCGCCGTAGATGTGGCTCGCGTCGGTGCCGGCGTGGCGGCGGACCTCCTCGAACCAGATCGCCGCGATGGGTCCGGACAGCCGATCGATCTCTGTGAGCCAGTTCGTGAAGCGCAGGTAGCGCATGCCGCCCCCGTCGAAGCGGCCGGGGCGCAGCGAGATGGTGCCGCTGGTGATCAGGCCGTCGACACTGCGCAACGCCCAGCCGGTCGAGGTACCGAGGTCGAGGGCGAGGATGGCGCGATGCGCATGAGCCGGATGCGGACGGAATACGATGGCCCCTGCTGCGGCGGGGCCGGGTTCGATGGTCGAAGCCATGGTTCTCTCCAAGGAGCGGGAGCAAGGGTCGGGTTTCGGATCGAAGACCCATCGCGGCGGACCGGTCGCTGCCGCCTGAAGACGGCCGAGTTGACGAAGCATGCCCATCAGAGCACCTCCTTGAGCCAGTCCGGCGCTGCGCCGTTCGGGGAACGTGGTGAGCGATGTTCCCCCGCATGTTCCCCGGTGCAAGCCGTTGAGAAACAAGCGCTTTGGGAAGGTGACGAAGGTGGGGAACGTTTTTCCCCATCCTCCATCGCGTGGGCGCAGCCGCGCACATGCGTTAGTGTCGAAAAACGTTCCCCATGTTCCCCACGTTCCCCGGAGCCTTTTGTTTCAATGGGTTGTGCCGGGGAACGTTGGATTTCGACGTTCCCCTTTTCGGCGCAACGTTCCCCGCCCGATGCCGCGACACCTTGCGGAAAACGTTCCCCACGTTCCCCTTCGATCGTGAGCTGCCAGCGCTTGGCCTGATGGGAGACGCCCAGCGTGCGAACACGCATCTTGCGGCCGTCGATATCGAAGACCCGGTCGCGCATGCGGGCGAGCGCCTTGCCGAGCCGTGTGCGCTGTGACCGGTCGCCCCCGGCGCCCAGCGGCAGCGGTGGCTCGCAGGCCAACGCCACCTCATAGAGATCGCCGGTGCCGACCTCCGCGGTCCCGAAGCGGTCCCACCAGGCGCCGATGAAACTGCGCCAGATCGCGCCCTCGCCATCGGCGGCAGCGAGCATCTCGTCGAGATTGGCGAGAAACCCTTCGATCCCGGCGACCTCAAGGACGCCGCCCATGATGCGCGACCAGTTCTCGTAGCTCCCGATCATGCGCGCGCCCCGTGGACGGCCGGAGGCGATCCAGGCCCGGCAGAGCGTGAGGCAGGCCGTGACGAGGCGCGGCCGGTTGGCGCGGACCCAGCTCATGAGATCGGGGTGGCGGAACCCCTCGCGCCGCCAGGGTTGATCAACGCGGGCGTCGAGGCGGATGCGCACAATGCGGCGCGCCATCTCGTTGGAGAATTCGGGATTGTTGCCGGTCGCGATCCAGACGCAGCGGATCGGCAATCGCGTCATCTCAGACGCCCCGAGAATGCGGTCCTCCCAGAAGGGCGCGGTGAGCGCTGCCGCAAGCGCCGAGGAGTCGAGCGGGTGACGCAGATTGTCGATGAGCACGATCGAGGGAATCTGACGCAGCTTGGCGGTCAGCCGCTTGCGCCACTCTTCGTCGTCGCGGCCCTCGGTCATCACGGAGGCGCTGACGCCGGTGAGCACGGTCGCGATTGCGTCGACCATCAGCGTCGCGCCGGTGCCGGGCGTCGGCTTCTCGATCAGGTGGAGCGGCGTGGGCGCGTCGATCATCGCCCGCAGGAAGCCAAGCAGCAGCAACGCCACCGCATGTGCCCGCTCCGCGTGGCTAGTGAAGGGGAACTCGCCCAGCATGTCGTCGATGATGAGACTGCGCGCCGTCGCGATCTCCGCCGGCGACGGGCGCTCCGGAACTTGCGGCACGGCAAAGCCCGGTGTCGGCTGGTAGAGCAGCCGGGCATCGGGGTGGTAGCCGGGCTCGGTCAGGAGCGCGCCGTTGCGGCCGAAGACCGGCGTGGTAACGATTCCCGCCAGGACCGGCAGGCCGGGATCGGGCGTCGCCAGCAGTGACTTGATGAGCGGCGTCGGCGGATGCGCGGGAACGAGATCGCCATTGCGCGCCAGACGCCGCCAATCGGCGAGCTTGGCCAGCATGTGGCGCAGGCGCTCTTCCGTGACGGGCCGGGCCATGGGCAGGCCGTCATCGTCATGCACAGCCCAGGTCGGCATGCCGCCGCTGCGAAAGAGCCAGGGCGTCCTGTTCGACGCGAGCAGCAGACTCCAGCTGCGTGCGTGGGCGCGGGCGAGATCGCCCTCATCGGCGCGCAGTTGCGGCAAGCGGCCCGGCGGCTCGACGAAGCCGATCGGACGGTTTCGAGCGCCATCCTGCGCATCCGTGCCATCCACCACTGCATACGGCTCGGCCGCGTCGATGATCTGACGGACCGCGTCCGCGCCGTCGCGCAGCAGGACGTCGTTGAAGTCATCGCCTTCCGCTCGCGGCAGGGCGATGGCGACGCTGCGGCCTTCGGCCAGGAGACGCCGCGCCGCCGCCTGGGCGGCACGAAGGCCCGTGCCCGACGCATCGTGGTCGGCGAGCAAAACGACACGCCGGGCCTCTGGCGGCAGGACGATCTGTTCGAGGTTGGTGGCCGAGAGCGTCGCCCATACCGCCATGCCCGGGCAGGCCGTCATCACGGCGAGCGCCGTCTCGATGCCTTCGCTGAGACCAAGGACAGCGTCGCCGCCGATCGAGGCCAGCCGCACGGCGCCACCGCCGACGCGGCCCAGCATCTTCTTCGGCTTTTCAACCTCGGCTTTCGCAGCCCCATCCGGCCGCAGGTAGATGCGGTGCAGGGCAACCACGCTACCGGCGCGGTCGCGAACCAGGCCGACGATTGCTGGGAACCCGGTCCTCGTATCCCAATGCGCGAGATCCGGATGGAACAGGAGGTCGGACGGTGGCGGAACCGTGAGACCTCGCGCGCGCAGATAGGCCTCGCCCGGCGTACCGGCGATCGGGAGGGCCCGCGAGAGGATGATCTCGATTTCTCGAGCAGAGTCTTTCTCATGTTTCGCGGAAGCCGCCGAGGGTTCACGCCGGGCTGGCGCCGCAGCCGACCATCCGACCAGATCGGCGGCATAGGCAAAAAGATCGCGGCCCTTGAGGCCGGTCGCCTGTTCCAGCGTGCTTAGCGGCCCGCCGCCCTGGCCGCCGTCGAAGTCGATCCAGTCGCCGGCGTGCTCGCCTCTGAGCGTGATCACGCAGGAGCCGTTCTTTCGCGGCGCAGCGCCATTGATGTTGGCGAGGCGCCATTCGTCGCCGTTGCGACGGCCGTTCGGAAAGTGCTGCGGCACCCAGGCGCCGGTCCTGTCACGCAGGCCGGCCACGATGGCCTCGAGATCGTAGTGAACCGCAGGCGTTCTGGCGGGTGCGATGTCGTTGAAGTCAATCAAGGATCACCAGCCCTTGCTCCGCGCGCGTAATGGCGGTGTAGAGCCAGCGGGCGCGGTCCTCGGCGGTCCGCCCGAGACCGTCGTCGTAGACGATCACGTTCTCCCACTGCGATCCTTGGGCCTTGTGACAGGTAATGGCGTAGCCCCAGACGCTCTCGACTAGCCCCCGCATGTCACGCCAATCGCGGCGCAGGCGCTCGGCGTCGTAGGCGACGTGGTCGTCGAAATGGCCCTTGTAGAACCACTGGCGGCCGGGAACGCTCGTCCCGTCCTCCGTGCGCACCGACGCGCTGAAGGCGAGCGGGCTTTCGTCGCGGATGTCCGACAGGTCGAGGAACATGCCGTTGACGAGACCGAGATCGTGCCGGTTCTTGAGGCAGATGATCTTCTCGCCGAGCCCGCGCGGATAAGCGTCTGGAAAGCCGGCTGCCTGTTTGATCGCGGTATTCAAAAAGAGCCGCGTTGCGTTGCGGCCGCAGATCACCTGACCGCCCTTGAGGAATTGATGCGGGCCGATGTCGGAGCGCCGCATCTTCCAGACGAAGTCGTCGTGCTCGCCGTAGGGAATGGGCATGCTCTGCCGCGCGAGCGTCGCAAGTCGGATGATCGCGCTGGTCTCCGCCTGGCGATGGATATCGGTCAGCATCACGTCGGGATCGGCGTCGGTGAAGGCGCCGTCGCCCTTGATCGGCGGCAACTGGCCGGGGTCGCCGAGCACCAGGATCGGCTTGCCGAAAGCAAGCAGATCGCTCGCCATTTCGGAGCCGACCATGGAGACCTCGTCGAGCACGATCAGGTCGGCGTCGCGGACCAGCGACTGCTCGTTCAGAATGAAACGAGGCTGATGGATGTCGGCGAGCCGGAGCTCGAGGCGGCGGATCTGGGTCTCCGCGAAGGAACGCTCGGCCGGTCGCATTGCGCGCAGGCCGCCGCGAAGCGTTTCCAGTTCGCGGGTGACACGCTCGATCTCCTCGGGCGTCGCCTCGGAGACCTTGTAGATCAGGCTGTGGATCGTCGAGGCGGGCGTTCCCTTCCGGGTCATCACCAGGGCCGCCTTGCCGGTGAAGGCGGCATAGAGCACGCCGCCCGAGCCGCCCGTGCGATCCATCGGTTCGAGACCGAGCTCGCCGATTGCATGCCGTGTGATGGTGGTCTTGCCCGTTCCTGCGTAACCGAACAGGCGGAACACCTGCTGATTGCGCGTGCCGTGCCGAAACCAGTCCTCGATCGCGGCGATTGCCGCCGCCTGCTGCTGCGACGGGATGAAGCTCATCGCTCGCCCTCCCAGCAGCGCTCCGCATAGGCGCACATGCGGCAGAGATAGAAATCTCGGTCTGCGGCGATCCGCGGTGGAAGTTCGCCAGCTTCCACGGCGCGCAGGATATCGACGGCCTTGTCGGAGAGCGCCTGCGCGAAGGGCGGATCGAACCCGACCACCTCGTGGTGGAGCGCCTCGGTGTCCTTGTTGAGCGCCGTGACGAGGGCGGTCTCCAGCTCCAGATAGCCCATGTAGAGCTGGACCTGTGCGTAGTAGACCGGCTTGGAGGCGCGCAAGCCACGCTTGACCAGGTCGTTCCAGGATTTGGCGTTGAGCGCCTTGTGCTCCCAGAGCACGGGCCAGTGCAGACCGACATCGGGGCCAGCGACGATCACGCCGTCGATGTGGCCGCGCAGTCTCCCGCCCGCCGTCTCGAACCCGAATTGTCCGCCGTCCGCGCGCTCGGTGCGAAGGTCGAAGCCCGCGCCGCGCAGCCAGCAGATGGAGAGCGTCTCGAACTGGTGGCCGGCGTCGAAGATGCGCAGGATCGCGCCGTCGAAATCCCGACCCTCATCCTTGGGCGTATGGGTCACCTCGTAGACGAGCTTGCGCGCGCAGGGCTCGCCGATCCGACTGCCTCCGAGATAATTGCGCGGCGTCTGCCGGCAATTGCGTGCCACCAGTGCCGCATCGATCAGGGCATTGACCCGATCGGACACGCTGATCGCGTGGCCGACGCGGCGATAGATAAAGCCGGAGCCGTGGTTGAGATCGATTCCCATGCGCCACCTCAAAAGGGAATCGGGTCGTCGAGCGGGTCGCGGGCGGCTGCCTGGCGCCGCATCGATTCCTGAAACCCGTCGACGCAGGCCTCGATGATGCGGTCGATCTCTTCCGGCTTCCGGTCGTAGAACGGCGCCATCAGGTCGAGCTCGGTGAGCGTCTCGGCGAGAAACCGGCGCGCCTCCTTGATCGCTCGGGTCTCCATGTCGGTCTTGTCGATCATCCCGTTGTTCCTTTTGGCGAGCGCCGCGCCGACATCGAGGCAGCGCATCGAGCAGAAGCGGTGGTAAGGAAAGCGGTCCCAGCGCAGCTGGTGGACGTAGCCGAAGCCCCGCGCCTCGCGTCCGCAGACGGCGCAGACGGCTACCCGAGCAAGAGCCGGGTCAGGTCCTCTGCGTCGTCCGGCTGATCCTTGATCCGGTGTGAGGCCAGGACGATGAACCGCGCGATCGCGTTCGCCGCCATGGCTTCCAGTTCGGGGAGCGTGAGAGCGGCGATGGGCTGGTGAAGCCTTCCGCGTCCTTCGAGCCATTGTCCCATCGCCTTCGCTGCCTCGCGCGTGACGTGCGCCTGCCACTCATCGGCCGTCATGACGGTCAGGTGTTGAGCCAGGCCGGGCCACTCGGGGCCGGCGTCGCAGCAGGTGTGGCTGCCGGGGCCGTTGCCGGGGCCGTGCCCGGCTGTGCCGGCCGGCTCCAGGCCGGGGCAGCGCTCGCGGGCGGCGATGCGACGGTCTGCCCCCAGGCCGGAGCTGCGGGCGATGCAGCCTTGGGTCGCGCGCGGGTGCTGGGGCTCGGCGCCAGGACCTCTCCGTCCATCACCTTCCGCCATTCCGGTTCGCTCGGCAGAACCACACGGTCGAGCTTGTTGCTGTCGCCGTAGCGCGGGTCGTCGCTGGGCTCGACCTTGATCTTGGCGACGAAGGTGATGCCGTTGAGGTCGGCCAGACCGCGCAGGATCCGCTTCGCCTTCGCTGCCTCGCTCATGTCTTGCGGATCGAGCCCGAGCGCGCTGTCGATCATCGCGCGGAAGCTGCCCTTGGAGATCTTCCAGCCGATCGAGACGCCGTGTTCGTCGACCTTGCCGCCGGAGACGGTGAACATCTGCCAGAATTTGCGCCGAACGTGCGGGCCCTCGGCGACGGTGAACTCGGCATCCACCATCAGCACGTCGCTGCCGGGCGCGTTCGAGGCCTTGAGCAGCCCCCGGTCAATCTCGCTCTGACCGTCCGTCCCGCCCGGCCGGATGGTCATGGTGACCTTGGCGAAGGTGCCATCGGGGATCAGTTCGCCGCTCTTCTGCGGCTCGGCGTCATTCATGTCGAAGCTCATGACTCGTCATCCTTTCCGGGTTGAATTGATCTTGGAGAGCAGCGCGTCGAGATCCGGCGGCTCGGTCACATCGAGGCGGCCGGAGCGGTCCTTGGCCGGAAGGCCCCAGGGGTTGCCGGAGCGGCAGACGAGCCGGCGGTCTTCGCCGCGCTCGGGCTCATGCCGCCAGCCGTCGCCGTCGCGCGCGAACAGGCTCATCGTGATGACCTGATCCACGATGCCAGGGAGCTCGCGGCCGGCCTTGCCGCCTTCCATCTGCGGCTGCCAGGTCGTGCGGTTGAACTCGTCGGTGACGCGTTCGAGGATGCCGACGAAGATCACGGTCTTTCCGGGAGCGTGCTGCAGATGCTTGAGCAGGCCGATGACCTCGCGGGCGAGCAGGCCATAGGCGCCGCGGGTGTCCGGCTTGCCAGTCTTGTCGGAGAAGGCCTCGGGCCGGGTCTTCGCCCAGGCCATGGCCTGGCGCGTAAGGTCGGTGATCGAGTCGACGAAGATGATGCGCTTGCCCGCAATCATCTGAACGAGCTCGGAATAGCTTTCCCTGAGATGCTGGTGATGCGCCTCGGAGAAGAAGCCGCTCGGGTCGGCGGACGGATTGACCCCGCCGACGAGACAGCCGATGTCGAGGGCGTCGGCGAAAGTGCGCACCGGGATGCTGTCGCCGGGCCAGTCCTGGACGGACTTCATGCCTGCCTCGAGGTCGATGCAGAGGGTCTCGGCAGGCGGCAGTGATTTCAGCAAGGATGTCTTGCCGACGCCGCTCGGGCCGAAGATCGCCATGGTGGTCTTGGCGCCGGCCGCAGACAGCCGTTCGTCGGCGCTAACGATGCGCAGCGCCATCAGCGGCCTCCCGTGTTGCGCGACGCGACATCGAGCGCGCGCTCACTCCCGTGCGCGCCGGCCTGCCGGGCGAGACCATAGAGCTTGCGCAAGGCGTGCAGGCGGTCGCCGACGGCGCTGAACTCTGCCTCGACGCCCAGCAAGGCGAAGGCGATGTCGTCGAGCGTGGCGTCCTCGATCGGCTTGACCACCTGCTCGCGGCGGATCTCGCCGAGCGCCGGAATGACGATGGTGGCGGGCAGCGCTTCGAGCGCGTAGTGGCGCTTGCGGATCTCGGTCAGGGCAGCAGAGCTGGTCATCGGGCATCCTCGGACTTGATGGTGAGACGGAAGGTCGGCTTGGCGGTCCGCACCGTACGGGCGGCGTCGAAGGCCTCGCGGACGGCGGAGGGCCAGGCGGTGTACTTGCGCTCGGGGACCTTGAAGCCGATGTCGACGTAGTCGGCCGGGTTCTCCCCGCTCGCACGGATGCGCTCGACGAGCGCGGCGAGCAGCGATTGGTCCCAATCGACCTTCTTCGGGAGATCGGCAGCGACGACGACAGCGCCATCCTCGAAACGAACGAGGCCGGTGTCCTTGCCCTCGGCCCGACGCACCGTCGCTGCCGCGTCGGCGTAGCGAAGCGCAATCGCTCCTTCGAGCCACTCCTTGAGCCGCTTGGCGGCATCAAGGGCGGCATCGGCATCCTCCTGGAGCAGCGCCAGATGCTCCGCCGGAAGCGTGGCGATCTCGCCGACTGGCATGGTGCGGATGTCGTCGAGGCTGGGGCGGTTGCCGCGAGCTGGCGCCATCACGCCACCTCCGCCGGCAGGAGTGAAGACAGCGAAACCGATGCCTGCTTCGGCTTCCGCCGGGCGATGGCGAGATAGCTGTAATCGTCCGACCGGTGGCGACGCTGCACGAGATGGATCAGTCCGCGCTCGGCCGCCCACCAGGCGCGGCGCGCGACGCGGGCGAGTTCCGCCCGCTCCCGCTCGGGAAGGCGCGTGCCCTGCGGCATGGTATCGAGCGCGAGGAACCCACGGTGATATTCGAGGATGTCGCCGGGCGCGGCCTGGCCGACCCAACCACAGAGTTCGATCTCGGTGAGCTGGTTTCGGACAATGGGGAATCTGGATGCAATGACGTTCATGATGGGCTCCTACTCACGCGCTCGCCGAACCGTCTCACGCGGCCCGGACGCCGATCGCCGTCAGGGCAAGGCGGATGTCCTTGACGCGGCGGTAGAGGCTGCTGCGGGCGCCGTGCCCGCTCGCGGCGAGGCGCTCGACGGTGGTGCGGGAAAGGGCCGCGCAGAGAGCGCCGTCGGCGGGTTCGAGCGAGCCAAGACCGCGCTCGACATCGAGACGCTCCTCAGCGGCTGCGAATGCGTCGACGGTTTGGCCGAAGAGCGCTGACAGCCCGTCGGCTTCGGCGATGAGGTCGCCGCGGGTCAGCCCGTCGCTCTCGGGAATGGTCTCGTCGAGCGAGATCGGCGTCGCGCCATACATCCGGCGCTCCCCCTTCACCTTGTTGGCGATACGCGTCGCCCTGTTGGTGAGGATGGCGCCGGCGAATGCGCCGAGCGTGCCGCGATCTGCGTCATAGGCGGGAAGCCGGGCGATCAGATCGACGAGCAGGTCCTGGCGGACATCGTCGAGATCGGTGCGGGGAAGCCGCAGCTGGCGGACCAGACGGCGCGCCGCAATGTCCGCCTCATGAAGCAGGATCTGAAGGTCGTCTCGGGAAATGGAAGAATGCATCGGCATGGCCTCAGGTCATTACTGTTGATGACCTCAAGCCTGCCGAAGCCGCCGATCCGTCAGGTGGGAGCGGGATGGGTTTGGGATGGGCGAGAATGGGAAGACGGGCCGAGACGCGGGCCAGCTGCCCTATGGCCGCAGATCAAACTCTCCCGCAGCCAGCCCCAGGAAATAGCGGGTCGGGCTCTTGCGGGTCCTGATCAGCGTCTTCTGATCGTCGTGAAGTGCATTTCTCAGGTCACGGATCAGGTCGCCAGCGCTGCGGCCGCTGTTCTCGGCCTCGATTTCCTGCGGGGTCAAATGGCCTTTCCGAGTTCCCACAGCCTCGGCCAGAATCACGAGAAGCTTGAACGGCTGCTGCGGGATGTGCATCTCGATGCCATCCAGGATCACCCGCTGGCTCTGACGGAAAATGACCAGACGCGGCTCGAAAGTCGCAGCGGATTCCAGCTTCGAAAGGTCGATCGCGAAGCCCGTCGCGTTCCTGCCCAGACAGCCGTCAATCGACATGACGGAGATCGCAGCTTCGACGAAGCGGGCGAGTTCGTCCGCCGCCATCGCGGGCGCGATCACTATGATGGGCGACGACCGGGCGGCCGAACGCATCAGGCCGATCATTCCCGGTTGAAGCACTGCATCCCGCGACAGTGCGAGGAACAGCGCCCGCTGGGCCGACGTCTCCCCCAGATGCCAGACGCCTGCCGCCACCGGCGCCGGCGTGCCTCCGAACCCGGACGCCATGGCGATTTCGCGGACTAGCGCGGACGGGTGAATCCGAAAGCTCCGCAGATCGTCATCGCCGAGAACGACGTCGCTACGCCGGTCCGTCGGACAAACCGCGATGTGTCGCCCGTTGACCTGCTGGACAGGTCGCGCGTCGAGACCGCAATCACAGGCTGGGCACACATCCCACTCTGTTGCCAGCGCCTGCTCGACCAGGACGCCATGATCGAGCAGCCGCTCGAAATCGCGCCCGGCATGAGGCGCAGCCTGTCGGCCCCAAAGGATTGCGGGATCGCCCGCCTCACTCAGCCGCAACAGCAGCCTGGGAAGCGTCTCGGTCATTGAGCAGTCCGTTGCGGCGAAGGAGCGTCATAATGCGGCCCTCGAACTGCTGACGCTTGAACATGGCGTGTGCCGGCGGCTTCAGCTTGACGGTCACCTTCTTCGCCGACTTGCCGCCGGTCGCGAAATGAACGCGGATGACGATGTGGTTGAGACGCCAATCCGACCCGAGACGAGCGCCCCGCATCATCTCGCCCAACCTGGCCAGCGCATTGTCGCGGCCGTCGCGCGCGAGATAGGAGTAGAAGGTTCGCGTCTCCCCCGTCTTCGGATCGGCGCCGACGCGGTCGACCTGGACCTCGGTGATCTGGACCCGCTGGATGCCCGGATCGAAGTCATGGTTGAACGCGAAGCCGAAGCCCGCGCGCTGCACCGGGTCGAGCGTGTAGAGGTTCTGCGCGTCGTCGCCGGCGAAGAATTCGGGTTTCCCGAGAATCTTGTCTGCGAATAACTCCGCGAGATCGGCACGGCGCGCCTTGGCCACGCCGCCGATCTTCAACAGGCCTGTCGTGGAACTGTAGGAAAGCACCGCGTGCTCGGCGGCGCGGAAGCTGATCACGCGCTTTTTGTCCTTTTGCAGGACATCGGTCGTGGTGATCGGAGAACCGTGCTCAATCACCAGGACGAGTTCGTCGGCATCGTCATACCAGCCGGCACGGCAATAGTTGCTGCGGAGATCCTGTTCGAACATCGCGGCGGCGGCGGTTTCAAACTCAGCCTTTGCGCGATCGTCCATGATCGCCTCGACGCCTTCGTCGCGGCCCACGAACTCGGCGAGCGACGTGCGCGCCATGAGCGCCATCATGTCCGACGCGGCGTCAAAAACGTCGGGATGATCGAGGAAGACGCGCAGGGCGACGTGCTTGGGATCCTGGTGAACCTCCGGCTCGTCACCCTTCGCTTCGGGTGTCACGCGTACCCCGAGCCGCGCGGCCTGCTGAAGGATGATGTCGAGGCCTGCCGCGTTGCCGATCTCGGCGATCCGGTGCAGGTCGGCGACGAGTCCCTCTGGATAGTTCTCTTCCGGTCCCGCGAAGAAATCCTGGACGGCGCTGCGTGCCTCATCCTGCGCCGCCTCATCCCTGAAGACCCCAAGGTCCAGCCCATTCAGCGCCTCGCGGTGGCGCTCGAACAGGCGACTCAGCAAGCCAAGATCAACGGTCCGCGTGAACTTGGGATTGACGAATTTCTTCAGGTTCTTAGCCATCTCAGCCGCCCATGATTGCCTCGCATTTGTTCGTTTTATGTTCTTATCGTAAATGCCTGGCGGAGTCGATTCAAAAGCCATCATCTTGGGACGGATCGTCCGCACCGTGAGTAGAGGCCAAGGGAATCCAATCCCTTAGGTGACCTCTGCGATGGACATGCCGAACCCGATCCACCCCGGGCATATGACGCCGGACGAGCGAATCGGGGAGGTCTGCAGGATTCTTGCGCGCGGGCTGGTTCGGCTCAAGGCACGCCAGTCAAGGCAAGTATTTGGCGACCGCGGAGAAAGTTGCCTTCACTTCCCGCCCGACCGGAGCGGTCATGGAACTCCAATTTGCAAAGGAGACGCATGACCATGACAGAAAACATCCTGTCCCGGCTGGCCGCACTGAAGACCACGCCGACGCCCGACCTCAAGAAGCAGTGGCGCGAACTCTTCGACACCGAGGCGCCACCTTACAATCGGCGTTTCCTCGAAAGCCGGCTCGCCTATCGGATCCAGGAATTGGCCTATGGCGGTTTGAAGCCCGCGACCGTCGAGCGCCTCGAAGCTCTGGGCGAGCAACTCGACGGCGGCAACATCGTGCTGCGCCGGATCCGCGCCGACGACAAGCCGATCGCCGGCACGCGGCTGATCCGCGAATGGCAGGGCGTCGAGCACACCGTCACGGTGCTGAACGACGGTTATGAATGGCAGGGGCGTCCCTACCGCTCGCTCTCCGCCATCGCGCGCGCCATCACCGGCACGCGCTGGAACGGCTGGGTCTTCTTCGGCCTCAAGAACCGGCGAGGCCAGGCATGACGAAATCGCCCGCATCTGCCAAACCCATCCGCAAGCTGCGCTGCGCGGTCTATACGCGCAAGTCGACCGAAGAAGGGCTGGAGATGGAGTTCAACAGCCTCGATGCCCAGCGCGAAGCCTGCGAAGCGTATATCGCCAGCCAGAAGCCCGAAGGCTGGGTCCTCTATCCCGAGCCCTATGATGATGGCGGTTTCTCGGGCGGGACGCTCGACCGGCCTGCACTGAAGCGCCTGCTCGCCGACATCGAGGACGGCCGGATCGACGTGGTCGTCGTCTACAAGATCGACCGGCTCAGCCGCTCGCTGATGGATTTCGCCAAGCTGGTCGAGGTGTTCGATCGCGGCGGCGTCACCTTCGTCAGCGTGACCCAGTCGTTCAACACCACGACGTCCATGGGGCGGCTGACGCTCAACATCCTGCTCAGCTTCGCCCAGTTCGAGCGCGAGGTGATCGGCGAGCGCATCCGCGACAAGATCGCTGCCTCCCGCAAGCGCGGCATGTGGATGGGCGGCTTCGTGCCGCTCGGCTACGAGGTCCGGGACCGCAAGCTGGTGATCAATGATGCCGAGGCCGCGACGGTCCGGATGATCTTCGAGCGCTTCGTCGAGGTGGGTTCGGCGACCGCGTTGGCCCGGGCACTCGCGGCCGAGGGCGTGCGGACGCGGCGCGGACGTCTCGTGGACAAGGGCTTCCTCTACAAGCTGCTCAACAACCGGGTCTATATCGGTGACGCCGTGCACAAGGGGACCGCCTATCCCGGAGAGCACGAAGCTATCATCACGCGCGCCTTGTGGGACAAGGTGCATGGAATCCTGCGCGAGAGCCCGAGGGTGCGCGCGGGCCGGACACGGGCCGCGACCCCGGCCCTGCTGAAGGGCCTCATCTTCGGGCCGACCGGCTGCGCCATGACGCCGACGCACACGCGGCGCGGCGACAAGCTCTACCGCTACTACGTCAGTCAGTCCGTTCTGAAACGCGGCGCCGATGCCTGCCCGGTGGGGCGCGTGCCCGCCGCCGAGATCGAGGGCGCGGTTGTCGACCAGCTGCGCGGCCTCCTTCGCGCCCCGGAGGTGATCGTCGGCACATGGCGATCGGCGCGGGCCGAGATCGATGGTCTGTCCGAGGCTGAGGTCAGGGAAGCCCTGGAAGGGCTGGACCCGCTGTGGGACGAGCTGTTCCCGGCCGAGCAGGCGCGCATCGTCCAGCTCCTTGTCGAGCGCGTCGACGTCGGACAGGAGGGCGTGGACATCCGCCTCCGCGTCGATGGGCTGGCCCGTCTGGTTCATGAGCTTGGAGGCATGGCCGACGATCCTCGGAGGGCAGCATGAGAGCCGGTGACGCCACCTCCGATGACGGGCGGACACTAACGGTCCGTGTGCCTCTGACTCTCCGGAAGCGCAGCGGACGCAAGCAGGTGGTGATGCCCGAAGGGGCGGGTTGGGGCCAGCCCCGCCCGCGTGTCGACAACACCATGGTCAAGGCGATCGCCCGGGCCCACCGCTGGAAGCGCCTCATGGAGAGCGGCCGATTCGCCTCGGTGACCGAACTGGCCGAGGCCGAGAAGATCAACCAGTCTTACCTGTGCCGGGTCCTGCGCCTGACCCTGCTCGCCCCGGACATCGTCGAGGCGATTCTCGACGGAAGGCAGCCGGCCGCCTTGCAGATGGACGCTCTGTTGAAGCCCATGCCGCTGGAGTGGGCCGAGCAGCGGCGTACGTTAGAATCTTAG